AGCAGTTTCCCTATCATTGCAAGCAGTTCGCCATCGGGCAGGCTGCGGTATGGCGAGAGTTCGATATATTCCTCCAGACCGGCTTTGCGCAAAACCTGGCTCCATGTTTTGCACCCCAACTTCCGCAGGTAGGTGCCCGTGTCGAAAAGGTAAGGGGTTTGGTTGCAGTCGGCATGGCGGGGGCTTGCGCCGTTCTCGCTAGCAAACCGTTGCAGCGAAGCTAGCAGTTCCGCTTCGCTATGTTCGTATTTCCGGTTCAAAGCAATCCCTGCCGCTTCGAGTGCCTTGTTCCACGATCCATATTTTTGCTCCAACCAACTCGATCCCTTTATCTCGCGCTTTACGGGTGCCCGGTTGTTGGCCGAATAGAAATCTATTAAGGTCTGGAGTGTTGCCATAAGAGTTTTATGCTATTCGGGTTTTGGAATCCGCCCAACAATGTAGGTTACCTCGTCCATCAGCGAAGTAATAATTTCGGCATATTGCGCAGGTAATCCATCTTTTATCGCATCTCGCAGCCTGTACCGTGCCATTGCCAACGTCTTTTCGGCAAGCCGTTTTTCGAGCCATCTCTCATTCTTGCGCAGTTCGTTCAACTCTTGAAGTTCCTTTATGCGCTCTGCTTGCTCTTCGTATTTCTGGGCGAGTAAACTATGAGTTTCGGGAGGATCGGGTACCGGGGCTTTTAGCTCCATCAGTTCACTTTTTTCGCCAACAACATTTGTTTCCCAAAGTTCTGGGAAAGGGACATCAAGTGCCTTGCAAATTTTTAAACCAAGACTTATTGTTATCGAAGAGGTTTTGCCTGTCTCTATTTTAGAAATAGCAGTATCTGATATATCTATTATTTTTGACAGATTCCTTAATGTTAATCCTTTCGACTTCCGAAGCCGCTTTAATCTACTTCCTATTGTTTCCATCCTGCATTAATTTTGTTATATATTTCACAACCTTTTCGTAGTTCTCTGTTGTTATGCTCTTTTTGCCGTTAAGGTAGCCAGCCAATGTCTGCCGTTGTATGCCCGCAGCTTCGGCAATTTGCACTTGGGTTATTTTTTGCGCCTTGGCCTCGTCCACCAACGAGGCGAGGATGTTCCGCAACGAAAATTCCGGTCCTTCGGCAACAGGTTTCGCTGTAAATGCTTTTTGTGCATCGCGCAATACCGACATTACCGATATCCCGCTGCTGCCTTTAACCGTAAACCGTTTTGCCTGGTGCTGCAGTTGCCTGGCCACTGCCCGTAGGTCGATCTCCCCTTTTCCGGTAGCGAGGGCAAACATCAAATCGTCTATCGCACCGCCCGAGTGCATATACGCAGGGTAAGGCCCCAGCACTTCGTCAAAGTCGATCATCTCTTCGGTTGGCATCACCTTTTTTGCCTCGATCGTTTGGGTGCGGGCAATCAGTTCGTAGCAGGCGTTCAGCACTGCCAGCGATTCGAGGCCACGTTCGTCGATGTCGCCAAAATCGCGCTGTGCCTCGAGCAGTTCTATTGCCGTGTTCACTGCCTCCATAACCGTTTCAATCTCATATTTTTCCATATGCTATTTTTAGTTTTGTACAAGTTTCTCCTTTTGCGTTGATATACCTCCGGCCTGTGCCAGGGTAAAGGGTTTCGAAGTTTAATTTGCCAATTTCACCTCCATCCTCGTTCATTGCCCATGCCCCGGCAGCGGGGTGTGGGGTAATTTCGGGGGGCGTACCATGTGGCGAATATACCAGGTAACTGTAGTGTTGCCACTTGCTCCCCTTGCTTCCGATTGCCCCATGTATCCCCACGACCCTTGCGCCCGTGGGCAGCAGCACGCAGAACCCTTCGCCGGTGCGGATGTTTGCGTATAAATAGAAAACATTTTCGTAAACGTTTCCAGGTATTACGGTATAGGTATGCGGGCAGCTTGGTTGTCGATGTGTTCTATTTCAATATTGTCGGCTTTGCCGCTTGCCCTGAACATGCACGTGCCCCAAGTTTCGGCCACAACCGAAAAAACCCCTGTTAAGCCAACCGGCTTTAGGAGGCAAAGTGCCAACTTCTTTACAGCGAAGTTGGCACCTGACTGATTTGATTTATTGAACATATTATATTTAAGTCATCATTTCTTTTATAAACCTTCCAAGCTCTTCGGATGGGGTGTCTTTTACCACATAAACAGAAGTTATTTTCGCACCTAGCCCAAGGTTATTCGCCTTCCTGGAGAATTGTTTGTCGTAGGCAATCCTTTCGGAGTATCTGCGGGTTGCCCACCCATGTATCGAAACGGTTCTCCCATATGAGTTGTCCACATACTCCGGTTCCTGTTCTTCCGGTAGTACATCAACATAATTTATCAATTCTTTCGCTCCCGATAGGGTTATAATCTTTTTCATGCAAATAGTTTTTAAAAGTTTTAAATTCCCCAAGGGTGCGATTAAAGTTTCAATTGCCCCGGTTGCCCAGGGCTTAAAATTGATGGGAAGTTATTCTTCGTTAATGTCCTCTATTTCTTTGTACAGATCCAGGACTCTGAATGGGGTTTGGATATAGCATTTCAAAAATGTAGAATGTTCTACTTCGCCATCTTCGTCTACCCACTTGCACCGCTCAATTACAATTTCATGTCCAGGGTTTTCCGAAATTGCCTCTTCAAGCTCAAGCAATTGTTCCAACGTGCCGTTTTTAACTGTCCATGTTTCATTTGGGTTATCCCTATCGCCCCATAATTGAAACCCTTTTGTATGTTGCAAAGCCCATTCTTGCTCTGCAATAGATATCCAGTTTTGTCCATGTTTGATCCTTAATTTTAATAAATCAGAGCCATTTTCTTTAGCCCAATTTTCAAAAATGGTTTTCTTTTCGGCCTGTGCTTTTTGTTCGGCTTCGGCCAATATTTTCTTTATACTCAACACAAAATCATGTGTCTCTTGGTCGAACTTCATATCAGTTAGGTTATTTTGCAGAAATTTTTCTGCCTTTAAAAACTCGATGCAGGCGTTTTCATCCCCAATCAATGCCCTGTTTTGCTTTACCAACGCGTTATAAGGTGCGTCAGCTTCCGACAGTTCTTCTTTGGTAAATTCATACCGATCTTTAAACGAAACAAACCCATCATCTGTAAACCCAGCATCACTTATTTTATTTGTAATGCTTATATGAATGTACTTATACCATGCATACAGGTTATTTTGGGCAAACGATACATAAATATTTATGTCGTTTTCTTCAAACCCTTTTTGTGTCTCCTTCTCAATAAAATAATTCAATTTACCTACAAATTGATTCGAATAGACGGCCTTGCCGCTCGATAGTTGCCACAATTGGAAAAACCCATTTCCGGTTTTCTGTACTTCTGCATTTGCTTTTGCCAACAATTCAATTTTAATTTTTTCTAATGTATTCATATATTTCACGGTTACTGTCCACGTGCCATTCAGGATCTAAACTTTTGTTACCAGGTAAACGCCTGTGCGGTTCTTCAGTTACGCTGTTGCCCGAATTCCCATATTGGGTGCGATTTAATCTTTGTGCCTACTCTGTAACGCTTTTCGGCTTCCGCTTTCGACATATTGTCGTATTGAATCCAGTACAAATATAGGTTGAAAAATGGCTTAAATCAAATTATTTTAGTTAATAAATGTTAATATGTGCGTTAAATTATACATTTATTTGTTATATTCCGCCACGTCCAAAAAAAGGGAAGCCTCTGCTTCCCCTCTTCTTTAAAGATTGATCTGGCTTTCGATTTCGCGAACCTTCCCATCGAGGGTCCGTTTCATCTCGTCGATCACCGACGCGATCACTGCCGAATTCGATGTCTTGAACTCGTTCCCTGCAGCATCCTTCAGCATGATCACCGAACTCATCGAATCGGCACCGATGTTGAATGTCTGCAATTTCCTGCGGCTTTCGCTCAATGTCCTCCAGCGGTCAATCAACATCGTGAGGTCTTCAACTCTCTGGATCCGTTCGTCCAGGGTCAACCTCCGTGGTTCTTCCGGAGCGTCAGGTTTAACAACTGTCATAACCGGAGCCGCTACAGCTTCAACGGTTTTTACTTCTGCAACTTCAACTGCACCAACTTTCTCTGCACCATTTACTTTACCCATAACTTTTGTACCGCTGCCCTGCGGATTTATTGTGGCATCTGGCCCGCCGTTATAATTAAATTTCGGGCAAACCAGCATTGAGCAGCGGCGGATTAGGTCAAGGGTGAATGTCAGAAAATGGCGTTCGAGACGATCACTGAGCGGAGTCGAAGTGAGGAGTCGAAGGGCCGCCATTTTCTGAACAAACACGAAGTGCCGGGAAGGGGCTGTATTGTTGGGGGTATAGCGTTGAGCGCCTGTACGGCCCTTTACCGTTCCGGCGTGCGATCAATAACTTTGCCCCGTAATTTAAGTGTAACTACTTATAGCTACGAGGTTAGTTCCTTCCTATAGATCAACTTTCCACACCGTCAAACCCTTCCAATTTTCCCATTTAGTGGCCACAAAAAAACCCCTTTCGGGGCTTCTTCGGGTGCTTTGCCTGCAACCTACTTTGTGGTTTGGGCTTTCTTTTTGGCGGCAGGCTTCGTGGGTTTTGCGGCAGGGGCCTTGTCTTTTCGTTTTGGGGCTTCTTCCTGGGGAGCTTCGTCTTCGGTGGTTACATAAACGGTATAGTCGCGGCCAAAATTGTCGGGGCTTTTCATTTTTGCCACCTCGAAGGTAACATACTCATCGGGGCCATCTTTGTAGAAGTATGCAAATTTTTGCAGGTCTTCCAGTTTGCAGGTAATCTTAACGATGTCGAGGTTGGCAACTTTTTTCCCTTTTCCAATGTAATTTTTCGTGAATGTTTTCATGACAATAAATTTTAGTTTAAAAATTATATGCAGGTTATCAGTGCCATGTGGAGGGGCAGTCAAGGAGGAACTGGAATACTGGAACGTAGCGAAGTTATGCCGGGAAAATCCTTTACTGAGGCGACCGTTACCAGGAACAGGGCACAACCTTTGCGTAGAATTTAACAACAAAATTGTATCGGCAAAAACAAGGCACGAACAGCCATTGCCAAAAGGCAATTTGCCAACCCTCACGCCGTGCCGGTACCCCAAACGCGTAGCCTGCTATTTGCACGCTTATACAATTTGTGCCCCGGTGGTGTTGCCCGGGTGGGGAAAATAGCCATCATTATTTTGGCATACCATTATTTATGCAACCACCAGGCACGGTGCCCCCAAGCCCAATCTGCAATGGGCATTGCCCAAAAGCCCAATCCGGCCAACCAAAGCAGCCAAACCACAACGGTTGCAGCAAAAGCACCAGGGGCCCGTAACAGGGTTCGGTGTATTTGGGAGCAAAAAAGGGGAAATTTCCCCTTCCTTTTCATCTATAACAACTATTCCGGCTGTATGAATCTTCGTCTTGTGCTGCCAGAATAAACTGCCTGTAGTCGGCATCGCCGCAAGTGAGGCAATAAACGCTTCGTGTTGCAGGCCAATAATAGATCTCTGTGCCTTTCGTAATCTTGCACTTGCACTTTTGGCAACTAGAGGTAAATTTGGCGGTAATCTGCCTGGGGTCGTTTCTGTAACTCGTCATTGTATTTTACCGCTGCCCTGCGGATTTATTTTGGCATCTGGCACGCCGGGTAAATTTTTGTTCCGCCAAACCACCCGCAACAAATTTTCGCGGGGGCTGGCATTAAAATCTTTGAGTATCTGTATTGTATAAGCCACCATGGCTATGTTCATCGCGTAGTTGTCGATGGTCTTGTAGTATTCACTGTCGCGCACCCTGGTCGTAAAAGTGTAGTCGTTCATTTTCCGTATCAGCCCAATGCGCAGGTATTCGAACCTCCGTTGGTAAGAGGCCATGTTGTCGAGGAATTGATTTTCTGTCATCGGTTCTGAACTTCTTTTTTTACCCATACGCCCTTATCGGCACTAAAGTCGATGTCTGAATAATAGGCAATCTTGGGTTTCCGCTTATGTCTGGGGTCGGTTTGCAATACCTTCCATCCACGTTGGGTAGCTTCAACCGTTTCGCAGGTCATTTCGGGGTAATACTTGTGTACATAAAAAGCCATGTTTGTTTGCCGCTGCCCTGCGGACTTGTTGTGGCTCCTGGCACGCCGGTTATATTTTTATGAGTTTTAAAGTTCTCCTTCGTCGGCCATCGAGTGGAATCCATCTGAAGTGAGGATGACGTGGTCGAGCAGTGTGATGTTCAGAATCTTTCCGGCATCTTTAACCTCACGGGTTATTTTCTTGTCTGCATTGCTAGGATCAAGGTTCCCTGATGGATGGTTGTGCGCAATGATTATTGAACTGGCATTTGCTTTGAGCGCAACCTGGTAGATGACCCGCGTATCGACAACGGTTCCGGTAATGCCCCCTTTTGCTACCTGATTATAACCCAGTATTTGGTTTTGTCGGTTCAACATCAGCATGTAGCAAAACTCCACATGGTCGTATGAAGGCCAAAATTCTCGCAATGCCCTGGCTACATCGCTCGATCCGACAACCTTAATACGGTCGGCAGATTTTACAGGGTTCGAATAAGTAATCTTTACTTCTGCAATAAAATTTGGAATCATGGTTTTGTTACCGCTGCCCTGCGGGTTTGTGTTGGCATCTGGCTCGCCGTTAAACTTAAATTTCGGGCAAACCACAATTGAGCCGTGCGGATCAGGTCAAGGGTGAATGTCTGATTCTCCCCGGTCCCTGAGCGAAGTCGAAGGGTGAGGGGGGAATCTGACCGAACACGAAGTGCCGGGAAGGTGTAACGTTGTGTAATGTTTAGCGGGGTGCGCCTGTACGGCCCTTTACAGTTCCGCACGGCGATCAATAACTTTGCCCCGTAATTTGAGTGTAATAGTAATCTCCTAAAAAGTTAGTTAGGCCAATATAGAAACAACAAATCCCGTCCATAAAAAAACCCCTTCCGGGGCTTCTTGCTGGTCAACATTTTGGTGTTGCCCTGTTATCTTCGATAATATCCCAGGTGGCATATTCTTCGTTATCTTCTTCCCATGCTTTAAGGCTTGCACCGTCGGAGGTGGCGTTCCAATTAAAATTGAAGTTGGTGGTTTGGGTTTCGATGCTGTAATTTACCGGGGTCTCATTAGCTGTTTTCATGGCACAAAATTTTAAGTTAAAAATTATATGCAGGTTACAAGTGTGCCTCTGGAGGGGCAGTCAAGGAGGAACTGGAATAACGGACTATAAAGAGTATATGCCGGGAAAATCCTTTACTGAGGCGACCGTTACCCGGAAAGGGACACAACCTTTGCACATAATTTCAACTGCTGATTTGCCATGCAAATTGCGTAGATCCGGACAAATGCCCGCAAAACCATAAACACCATTTTGTTTTTTTGTCGCAACCTCCATTGGTTGCAAGCCGCAATTGGGAAAAGGAACATTGTGCCACCTGCCAATCGTACAGGCAATGCAGCGACCCGCTGGCACGAAGCTGCGTAAGGGGTTTTAAAAGAAAGGGACCTCCTGCCCTGGGCAACGAACAAAAAAGGGGCGACAGCCCCTTAAGTGTTAAAACGTCCACTCATCCCAAAGCGAAGATTGTTTAATCTCACCCTTTATAGGTTCCAATGGGATATTGATCCCGATCGGGCTGATATCAGGTTGATCGCGACCAGGTGAAAGTTTAGATTCCGTTACCGGGATCCTCATGAAAATATAACTTTCTGATTCGGAGATTTCCCTTACATAAGGTACCGGTGTTGCCGGATAGAGGTCGATCTTCCATCCGCCATAAAACCTGTTGCAGAGCGTGTCCATCCATGCCACTTCGCCAAGCATCCCGTTAAGGCAAAGGTTGATCACGGCCATCAGGCAACACGTCCGGTCGATATCGGCACCGTAGAAACTGTTCAACCTGCAAATTTTCGCGGCAGCCAGCAACGTCCGTCCCGATCCGCAGGCACAATCGGCCACGGTCTTCCCCGGTCCCGTCGTATTGGTAATGATCGCCATCATGTCGCAGATCGGTTGTGGCGTAAAAAATTGTCCGTTCCTGCCAAACGAAAGGTGGTCCATAAAGAAATCACCCAGGCAATCCTTCAAACCTTCGCCACTGTTGTCCATCTCTGCTACCAACAATTTACATGCATCTGCCAGCAGATAGACTTCATCCTTTGTATATTTCTTTATCACCTTCAGGTAATGATCCTCCTTTGCCCCTGCCGACAATGCACATACGCACATCTCTAAAAAGTCGGGGAATACCGTGCTTACCCCGTGCCTGTCGGCAACCCTTAATATATTTTGTGAAAACTTTTCCATCTTATTTTAATTTTTAAGTGTGTTTAAAACAGGAAAAGCCCCATCTCTGAGGCTCTCCCGTTTTTTGCATGATAATCTTATTCCTGTTTTTCTTCCTGATGTTCAAGCATATAATCAACGGCTTTTTGTGCTTGTGCCGCGGCCAGTACCAAAACTTTGGGATCGTTCTTAAAAGTTCTGATCCAGCTCTTAATGTAGGCAGCATTGTTGTCGAAGGTCTCCTGCTCAATGTTTGTGATCCCGCAAAGGTAGGCGGCGCCCATCTCGGCAACCAGTTCCTCCTGGCTGTAATCCTTCGATCCAAACTGGTGATCTTTTATATGTTCGTGCCTGCTGAGCCTGCTCCTGTGGCCGGTACTGTGCACAAGTTCATGGAACAATGTAGAGTAGCACTGCTCATCTTTGAAAAAAGTCCGTTGGTCGGGCATACATACCAGGTCTTTCATTGGTGAGTAATATGCCGCGTCGGCTCCCCATTCGATCTTTGGGCAATCCTTCCATTTTTGGATGATCGTGTCAGCAGCACCAATTGAGTTGAAGTCATGGTCGAAAGCCTCGGTTGCAGGTACCTTTGCCGGGTCAATCCCCTCGGTTTGCGAAAGGTTGAACACCCGGTAATACCTAAGGAACGGGGTCTTCTTCACCTCGCCTGGCTTTTCCTCCGACTCCAATATCTTCCAAAAAACCACCATTGTCGATTTCTCGCCAGCTTTCACGTTTCCGTTCAGGGCTTTCACCTGCTCAAACGTCAGGTAAAATGGGGTCGTAAACTTCATCGAGATCAATAGCCAAAAGTTGATCCCGTTGTATGGCCTGTTCGATGCCAAGTTGCGGGGCATCCCTCCAGCCGTTCTCCAGGGTTTCTGCCACGGCACCACGCCCGTTTCCAGGCAATCAATAATCTTCTGGGTAACCACTTCGTACAAATCGAATTTGTTCATGATTGTTTGCCGCTGCCTTGCGGGCTTGTTTTGGCTTCTGGCACGCCGGTTAATTTTTATTGGGCATACCAGGTTGAGCCGTGCGGATCAGGTCAAGGGTGAATGTCTGTTTACATCCCGGTCACTGCGATCACTGAGCGAAGCCGAAGTGAGCTTGTCGTAGTGCCGTGTGATGTAAACTGACCAAACACGAAGTGACGAAGGGTGCTGCATATGAATTTAAACCGGCAGCACCCGCAGTCCCTTTACCGTTCCGCATGGCGATCAATAACTTCGCGCAATAATGAGTAACCAGCTAATTCTTCTTTGTAATCTCCTTTGANAAGGGTTCTTTTTTGGTTCTTTTTTCTTGNCCGCTATNTTTCAAGAAAAAAGAACCGCGCTATTTTTTAGGCCGTAGGGGTNCCTGAAAAATANNAGCGATAGCGGGCGCGTAATTCTTTTTGCCAACTTTTTCTTTGAAAGAAAAAGTTGCCCAGATCAATAGAAAGGTCTTTGCGGTTTATTTTTATGTAAAATTCAAGGAATCAAGCAACTGAATGATAAAAATGATTTTATTTTTATCATTCAGCGATGATATAACCGAACACGCCCTATTCAAAACGGCAGAAAAACGCCCGATTTTGTAGGATATATGCAGAGTTTTGCATACGTTAAAGAGGTTTAAACCGTTAATTTTCTGCTCAAATTCAGTCCTATTATACAGCAATAATCACAATGACACATAACAGAAAGATAGGAAGACAGTCCTTGTGATTATTGATTCCGCTTCTTGTGAACATGCTTGGGAGCTGTTCACATAGTCCTATTTCATCAACTCTTTTAGATGCATCGAAATATGTTGATACCATATAATAACAGTCCTGCTTATGTGGGTCATGGGCAGGACTGTTCTAAATTCTTGGTGATACAAACGTACTTTGGTTAAGGTGAAGCAACTGTCCATACTTTGTCCAGATACGCTTATCAACAGCATCACTAAAGTGGGTTGCTTCTTCAGGCAGGATCTTGTTCTTACGTTCAGAGCTTTTATCTTTCTCAAACTTACCATCTTTGTCAATGACCTTTGTGTTGTTCATTGATATCAATGTGAACTTGCACTTCCTGCCATTGATGATGAACTTGGGATATCTTGAGTCTTTCCCTTTCAAGATGTTCATCCACAACAGATACTTATCATGTTGCGGGGGTTCCATACCTTTATGAACTTTTGTCTCGACAATCCAACCGTTCTTTTGAAATCGGTCAATAGATTGTTCGTTATAGCTCTTTGAGTTCTTTGCATTCGGTTGTCTTGAATCGCCATAACGATCACGATAATAGATGATCTTCCTGGTTGGATGTGCTCCATAATACTTACAAAACTGATCAACCAATTCATCTATCATTACCCCTGGGGTATTTGTCTTGACAAAGAATTCGTTGATCGTACAATCTACAGGTTCAACGATCTTTGTAACGAAGTTGTAGTTGCGCTCCTGGGCAACTGAGAACAGTGCCATCTTTGCACCCCAGTCGGGGACTATCTCCAATGGCTTGTTTGGATCGCAATCAAGGTCGAACTGACAATTCTCGTTCTCCAGTTTGCCAATATCCCAATTGCTGTCCTCTGCAATTCCCCTTATAAAATCATCGTTATAGGCATCATAATAAATATGGGTCTGTGGATCGAGGCTATAATAACAGTCCTCTATCTGGTCTATTATCCAGTTAAGGATCTCAACCATAAATGTCAGGAGGTTTTGTTTATCAAACTCCCTGACTATATACGACATACCAAGATTCTGGATATTGTCGAAAGCATTTGCAAGGGTAAACAGGATGCCATCTTTTGAAACAAAAGGGGCTATCTTTTTCTTTAGCCTTACCGTTTCGTTCCAAATATCCTTAAACAAACGGTTGTCTTTATCCTTATAAGCCTGGATCAACTGCAACTGCAGCTTTACTATCCGGTTCCAAATGTCGAATATCTGAATGCCCGCTTCCTCCTTATAATAGTTGCCATAGTTTAACAGCCATTTTTGGTCGTGTGTATATGGCATTGAAGAAACGTACCTGAAACCATGATGTTGTTTTACAGGTTTGCGAGATTTGAACCCAAAATGTTCCTCATTGCCACGGTTGGCAGGAGAAACCTCTTCGTCATATCTGGGTTTGTTCAGGGTCAATGCCTCATCAACAATCTCGCGGTCAAGGTTGGGGCCACGGGCAGATCCTTTTCGTTCCTGCGAAAGCATCAGAAATCCGGTGCCATTCGAGAAGGAAATAAAATTTTCGTACTTCGTCACTTTCTCGTATGGCTCTATAAATGTTTTAGGAGGTTTCCCGCCGATCTTAAAATCCTTTTCTTTTTCGTAGCCAAGTTTTTCAAGAAATTTGAGCGTCGATGGAAGTGTCCGGGTATAAATCTGCCCAAAAGTGCGACCGGTTATCGAGTTGACAGACCTTGGCATTGTACGGACAATGTTGTTGATCTCCCATCCTATTATATACGACTTTCCCGTACCACGTCCATGGATATCAACTTCGCTTTTTGCATCGTTGATAACCGACAATTGCTGCGGAGCATTCAGGTCGATCAGTTCTGTGATCATGATTTCATGATTTCTTCAGCTTCAACATCTGTAATTTCGTTCCCGCCATAAATTGCCCTGTTCAATTCCTGTAGGGCAGCGGTTGGCAAGTCCTTTAGGCTATTAAGGTCAACTTTAAGCTGGCGGTTATCGTTCTGGATCAAGATATAAAACTGGTGCTTTTCGTTACGCTCAGGATCTGGTAGGTCTTCCGGCTTTTCGCCAATCAATTTGATCAGGTTGGCATGTTCCATGGCGATAATTTTGCGGTCTTTATCGGTACTGGCATTTCGGCAGATTTCAATATTTTTCACGATATCGTTAAGAAGCCAATTGCGCCAAAAATCAAAATCGAAAGTATGCAAGGTATTGAACAACCTTAACGACATCCTCAAATCTTCGTAGGCTTGCCTTTGGCTGATCTCAGGATATTTTTGTCTGTGCACATTAACAGCATGTCGCTGTACCGGATTTTTGTCCAATATTTTCGATGCGGAAACAATACGGTCAAGCATTTCTTTCCTCTCCTGCGATAGCGGTGAGCTGTCAGGATCGAGCATATATGCTTTGATCTGTTCGTATTTTGTTTCTTCAAGTGCAGTTTTGCTCATTTCCTCGATTCCTTTTCAAAATTTAACATTGCTGTTTGTGCTGGGGTACTCCCGTTCAATGCCGATTGTTTTATCGACTTTCGTAATTCGATTTCAGTTGTTAACCTACCTTTGAAATACGCTACAGAACAGGGAGCATCCGATTTGCATTCAACTGCTATATGGAAATATTCAGCATCATCTTCTGTCAGTCCTAAATTAACAGCAATTTCTTCCGGAGAAAAAAACAAAGCTGCCATGTTTTCTATTTCGTTAAGTTGTTCCGCGCTCAAATTCATGTTCAAGTACTTTTAGGTCGAATTCAAAAACTTCCCTATCTGTAAAAATCGTTCCACGCTCAAGCTTTGGATTATCAGTTGCGTTCTGGCTCGTTACGATTGAGATGTTCCATTGATCGTTCCAAAGTAGGGCAACTTTGGCGTGTAACGACATGCACCGATAATTGAAGCTGGTTGCAATAATCTGGAACGGTTTCGGGCTCATCACCCTTACCCGATTGTCGAGTATCACCCTGAAAGTTAGGATAGAACCTTTGTTGATATGGTTTTGCAGCTGCTCTATGCTTTTTGTGCTGAACGAATACGAAGTCATCAGCACATTTACCGGCCCTGTTTGCCTGATCAGGTAAGCGATCAAGCGTACCAGGTTAAAGTTCCCCCAACTGTAGTAATGATGCTCCTTCCCGTTTTCGATCTGCCCAATCGCTTTTGTCAATGTCTGGTCGCAATTGGCAACAAAAACTGGCGTTGATCTGTCTTTCTTCATGCCAACATCACCGGTCGATTTCTCATCCGATGACGTTGGCGCACTCCAAACGATGTCGTTACTTCTTACAAGCATCTTCCTGTAAAGGGTTTAACAACATCATTTCAATTTCTTTTATCCATTTGTTACGCTCCTGGACCCGCATTTCGATTTTTATCCGCTTTGGTCCGTTTGGCATCGGTGTTTTCACGTCGTGGTTTTCGTTTCCCTGGTAATCGAGTATTGTCTGGTCTTTACTGTTGCCAGTCTGGAGGTTTTTTTTCTGCCGCTTCAGCTCTTCGGTGTCCATTCCTGCATATTTTGAAATAGGTTGTTCATCAGGTTTTTCATCGGGATAAAGTTCCCTTTCGTTGGGAACTGTCCCTTTTTTGTCGAAAGTATCTTTAGCAGAGTAAAGGACCTCCAGCCTATTCGATATCGATTTGATCACGCTGAAAATTTCCTGCCTTTTCGTACAAACGCTTTCGGCGTTCGATTCTGGCATCTGGCACATTGCATCGTGCAACTTGCTGCGCTCTTGAAAAAGTTCAGCATATTCGTGGATCATGCGCCTGATCACCTTTGGGTATTCGGCCAACGGTTTAGTATCGATGGTTTCGACCACTGCCGATAACGGAACTTCTGAATGAATTGTAAAGGTGGCAGCAGCCGTCAATTTTGCGACCGGTTGCAGCTTTGCCCTTTTTTCACAACTTACAAATTGGCTGCCCTGGATTTCGGCAATAAAGTCCTTCCAATTTGCGAGCGTTGCAACTCCCGAATTTTTCAACAGCTCGTAAGCAAGTTTGTCGCCCATGGTGCGCTGCTTGCCAACGAACATACCAGAGTAATATTTTTGCCCTGTTACCTGGACCAACAGCGCAATGCCCTGGTTATAGTCCATGCCGTTGCGGACCCATTCGGTTACGGTTTCTTTGTTTGTCATAAATCAGATATTGAATGTATTAATTTGAATTCCAATTTTTTGCGAAGGTATTCGCGTTCGCCTGCCTTGAACATCTTGATCAGGTTGGCACCGCTCAGGTATTTCTCGAACAGGGCGGCACCCTCCTTAAAATCGCGCGGACCTGCAAGCCAACGGGCTATCTCTATATAGCGGTCGCTCAAGTCGGTGGTTTCCCATCGCGATATTTCGGCGAACCGGTTGTATAGCCATACCTTCAGTGATGGGTTCAACCCCGAATCGTTGAACGCCATAAACTGGCACCGTTCCAAACGGTTGTTCAATTGATCTGTCGTATAGTTTGCGAAAACGGTCTGCTTTTCGCCATCAAGCTGCTGACCGGTATCGCCATAAACAACATTCCCATAAAGGCTTTTCATGGTCAACCCTTTGCCTTCGCCAATAGGGAACGGAGCCATTACCTCTGTAAAAAGTTTCTTATTGAACACTATTGGTGTATGGCAGTCGTAATTGTAGGCCGTCAAACTATTACGGTTAAGGGTTTCCATGGTGCGTTGTAACCTTGTGCGCCAGTAGTTCATGCCCCAAAATGTTTCGGGATAGGTATTCATGTCGCCTTTGTGGTAAGCGGGGATATTCCCCAAGTCCATTTCCTGCAATAAAATATGGTCATCGTTGATGAACAGGAAGTTGTCCGATAGCCGTTCATCGGCACAGGCAACCCATACTTTGTGCGCGATATTGCCATCGGCGTTAACGGTAGGGTTATAGATGTCGGTTGCCTCTATGTGGATCACATCCTCCGAAAGGAAATCTGGCCGTGTTCCCACAACAAATATCTTCCCGACGTTTATTCCATACGTTTCGATGCTCCGGAGCGAAAACCTCAGTTCATTGTTTGCCCAATTCGATCCTGTCCCCAGCACATACACAACATCGATGGTTTTGCCATCCGATGGGGCAACCTTTATGGGTTTAGTCCGTACGATTGGGGCAAGCAGCTTTATCTCTTTTTCAGTCTTGCCGTTCATGCCTGGCGTATCGGTATGCACCAGTGCCAGATCTATCCATTTCGATTCTCTGATATATCGGTTCAGCTCTGTGGCAAAATAGAAATCGGCATTGTAAACCGGTTTCGACTGCGTGACCTTCGCAAATCTGGCATGGAAAACAAACGATCCCCAATCTATCCCACCATCTTCGATCACCCGGTTTCGGAACTGCCGGTCGTTGGGGAACAAATTTCCGTTGGGATGGCGATACCTTATTATATATAAGCAGTACTCTTTATCCATTTGTGCAAATAATTTCTCTACCCCGAGAGGATCGGGAAGGTAAGCATCGTCATCGAGTACCAAAATATATCCGTCAGTAATGCCCTCTATCAATTCGCTGATGTACCCGTTTGCCGGGAAGTTTTTGTCTGATGTTTTCTTCACAGGCTTTACCCTGATCACTTTTGCAGGAGACTGGATGGCATAGTCGTAGCTCTCCTGATTATCGACACCTACAACGATCTCGATGTTGGGGTGCGTTTGCTTGAGTACCGATGTGATGCACCGCTCAAACATCGTTGGCCGCGAATGAGTACGGATGACGACCGTAAGTTTGTCCGAAAGGATATGTTTTTCGGTTCGCGAATAGTGCCGGTAATAGTGGTACACCTGAACGCCTGCCATCAATAGGATCTTCTCACCGGCTTTCATCAGGTTATCGGATATTGCAGTATCGACAGCCTGGATATTGGCTGCACGTGCCTGTTCGGCAATCCCATCTCGATATTTGATCCATGTGCGTTTCTGGATCAGGAGCAACGGAGCGCAAATGCGCTTTGTCTGTTCTATTGCCTTCAGGTGGTCGTTTATATAGGAGCTTTGGGTATTCTCGAACACATATTTGATCGAGTCGCTCTCCGGATTAACGCCTGGCTTCATTTGGTGCCCATAAGGCGAACGGCTTGCATACGAAATAAACAGTCCTGTGCCGGGATATTTGTCGATGTACTCTTGCAAGTGTGTGCCGAAATCAGAAATCAGGAAAGCCATGTCGCCGTCCATCAGGCATCCCCAGTCGTTAGGGTCCGCAATGGTCTGCATATACATGTCGTAAGCCTCAAATAGTTTTTTGTTGAAAGCATATGGGGTGAAAAACCAGATCATACCTTATTTTTAATTTTCTGCTAAGGTATTTTGAAGAAAAACGGGCAGAAAGGACACAAACAAGCAGAAAAAAAGCCCCTTTGCTAAAGGGGCTTTAAAAATGAAGAATCAGGATCTATCGAAAAAATGCTAAGAAGGAGTCCTTTTCACTTTCCTTGTCTTTTCGGCGGTAGTGGCTGTTGCCAACTGTTCGGTTTTCCCATACAGTTCGATCTGCCCTTCCTCTGTAATTTCAAGGTACGGAAAATCAGATTCATAAAGCTTTACAATCGTTTCAACTGCGATATTGTCGCGGCTAAAATCAATCTCGCCAAACAGGGAGGTAATTACCCTCCCTGGCTTGAGCTTTACAAACTTAAAGTAGCGTTTCCACATACTTTTTTTAGGTTAGGCCGAAGCCTCTGTCAATGGGATATTCCCGGTATAAACCAGGACGTTTGCACACTTGTACGCAAAAGCGAACGAAATCCCCTTGCGGGCCGCAGTTTCTTTTCCGGTGCCTGCACCATCTTTGCCGCCAACATTTTTTGCAGGCCTGAGTGCGTCACCCATCACATATTTCTGTCCGTCGCTATCGACAACAATAAACACGAGGTTTTCGTTTTTCGATGCGTTCATAAACCCAAGTGCCTTTAGGGGCAGACCTGGGTGAAAGAAGGTTAGGTTCTCGACAAACGATTTGCCATCGAGTTCGCCAACAGGCTCGATCTTGAATTCACCGGTATCATCGGTAAGGTACATCTCGCACATCCGTTTGCCAGCTTTCATTACCAGGTCACCGGTAAGAGCTGCGGCACTTTCGAGCGTAGTGGGTGCAGCAGGTTTTGTTGGCCATTCCGAAACATCGTCATAATATCCAAAATAAACCTTCTGGATCAAACCGCCCATGTTGTCGCCATTGGGCAGGTTTTTGTCAATATCTGTAAAATCTATCACGGGTTAATTTTTTAAATTGTGAAAGTTTCTTCATCCGGTCACTTCGGCACTTCGACTTTGCTCAGTGACCATGGTGACCGGATGAAAATTTATGCTAATTCGACCCTTCGCCGGTTGGCCTGATGTTTGTCCAAACAGCCTGGTCGATGCCAAAGCCCAAACCTTCGCTCCAGTCGGCCATAACGGCAACCGATCGTTTTACCTCTTCGAGCTTGAACGCGTTTTTGGTAAAAGTTGCAGGGCTGATGTGCAGGAAGTTCTCGACAGGGGTACAGAAAATATCGTTTGTACCAACCATCGAAGCCAACGGCTTAACATTCAACGGGGTGAAATCGATACCTCCATCGATCTGCTGATCAGAGGTCTTAAAATAAAATCCCTGGGCACGTTTGTCCTGCATGTACTTTTTGTACCAGTAACGGCTCATAAATACGTTCATTTGGATGCCTTGATAAACTTCCGCGATAGAATCGGTAAACGATTCGACCTGGTCGAAGATGGTCGTTTTGTCGAGAGGTTCAATATCGATCGAATTGATGGTGCCAGCATCGACTCCGGTTTGCAACAATTTTTTCAAACCGTTCATCCCTGTTCCATCAGGACCGGCAGTACCTGCTGTGGGTGCCGAATAAACACCTTTATAATATTCGTTCAGCTCCATGTCCTGGTCGATCTGGCGTGCATAATACACCTCGATCAGCCACATCACAAATGGCCATGCCTTGCGGTCAACGCCACCTTGTGCCAGAAAACCAAGCCAGGTTGCATAAAGCTCGTCTGGCATAAACTCGTCATCAATTTTGAACCGGTATTGGCGGATCTCGTTAGGGGTAAATTCAACGCCACCTTTGGTGGTAAACGCCTTTTGGAAAGGCTGGACCAACGTCCTGAATGTTGCGTTGGCAAGTCTGAAAATCGTATCGTCCGATTTCATTTCTGTAGCATAGCCCGTAAGTTCGCGGGCCTGCGAGAGTTTCGACAATATACGGCGCTTGTTTTGTCCTGCGTCGATATAAAATGCCCCATACTCTGATACAATTGCACTAGCTGTAATTGACATATAAATTAGGATTAAGAATTAGAATCTACGTTTCTGTTGTGCGGCAGGTTGTCGATGGCTTCCCAGTCAACCTCTGTCCAATCTGGATCATTGCCTTGCTGTCCAAGGTTCTGTATTGCACCTGTGCCCGGCCGGGCAGCAAGCAAAGTGCGCACCGCTTCGGCTTTCGCTTCGGGGGTGGTGGCTGCGGCAACAGTGGGGTCGATTGCATTGAAAGGGTCGTAAGCCGTTGCAATGGTTTGCTGTGCTGTTGCGAGGGTTGAAGTTGCGGTATCGCGTTCTTGTGTTGCAGTGTCGCGCTCGGCAACGAGCTGCTGGTTGGCTTCGAGCCTTGCCTCAATCTGTTCAAATTGGCCTTCGTTGACGTAAGCGCCATCTTCGTTGGCAGCAAGCTCTTCAACCCCCAGCACTTGGTTTAAATGCGGAAATTGTCTCATCTCTATTTTTATGTTTAAGTGATTTTGGTTTGTTTTGGGCACAGGTTGTTGTGGCACGAACTTCGAGATCGAAATAATCTTGTCGACCACACTGGCAAAGTCGCCAATCTCGTCGACCAACGATCCTACCACGTCCTGTGCCATATAAGTCCTTCCCTTCAGTTGCTCAATTTTAACTGCCGGTCGGTGCGTCTTTACGTCGTTTTGGAATTTTAGGTTGAACGGGTTCAGTATCCGTTCTTTCACGACCGTGAAATCGAAATTGTTGATGGCCGCTTCGTACTCCTGGTTTTTCTCTTCCGAACCATCGGCATAGATCGTTACCGAAATATCGCCGTCGTCATTGGCTTCCGATTTTGCCTTGCGGCCTTCGTACATGGCCATTGTGCCAATCGAGCCAACCATGTCCATTCCACGGCTTGCCGTTATCCCGCTGGCATACGAAGCAATGTAGTACATTGCCGAACAGGCACACCCGTCAACCCATACCCAAATTGGCTTGGTGCATTTCTTCATCACATCGGTCAGTTCCGGAACTGCCACAGCCTGTCCTCCGCCACTTTCGGCAATGATGATATGACCGATCACGTTCGGGTCTTCGTCGGCTTCCTGCAACCTTTTGCCCAAAGTGCGCGTTCCGCGTGGTCCGCACTCCTGGTCGTGCTTCGTAAGGATACCACGGATGGGCAGCACATGGATGATGGGGATATTGGGTTTTTCTTGAGGTATATCAACGACCTCGACTTCATCGTCATCATCATCGTCATCATCGTCATCGTCGTCAAAACCGGAATATCCAATTACCCGATCTTTCGAAATTGGCGAAATGGCATAATGCCTTTGGTTCCTGGGTTCGGGTGCTTTATCGATCTGCAATCCGGAAATCAATCCCCGGAACACAGGATAAAATACCTGGAGCGTTTGCGCTTCGATGTGCCAAGGCGACCCGATTGCATCTTTAAGGAATTGATAATTCATAAACCAGCTTTATTTTCAGCAAGTTTATGGCACAAAAAAAGCGGCACAAAGGACATGTGCCGCTCGCAAAAGCAGAAAAACTACCCAGTGATAGCCTCACTTCAAGTGAGGCTATCACAACCTTTTTTAAAACGGATTATCTATAAACACCGCCCTTTTGGTTTGCAGTCCCGAAAACGATACCGCATAGGCGCTCAAACCCGCTGCCGGTGCCTGGGTTGCAGCTTTGGCGGCAAACCTTAACGGAACTGCACGGGTACCTGCCAAACGGTACGCACCGTTGCCATCCTCAAAAACGGCAACATATTTGCACCTGCGTTCCATATCGGCAATAATGGAGTCGCTATCGGAATGTACGCACGGCACAATTGCCGAAAGTTCGGTTTTGTAAACCTTGCCCGCTGACGTTCGGGTCATCTCTTCCATAAAAGCAGCAGAGTCCTCCTTCGCATAGAGTTGTACAACGTTTGCGTCGTTCGTGATGGTGATCACCTTGCCCGATACCGTAAAGTCAGTTGGAGGCACTGCCCAAATCCTGAGCACGCCACCCATGTTCTCGCTCTGTTTTGTAATCTGTTTCATCGCTCAATATTTAATTATTATGTTTATGTAAGTTGTCCCCTGTGGGGGACAACTTACGCATATATTTTTAATGTTTTTATGCCGATTCGGCACTCATCAGTGCATGGTTTTTCAAAATTGCGTTCGTAATGACCCCGGCTGTGCTCATGTTCACAAGGATCAACCTTTCGAGGTGCTGGAAGGCATAATAGTTGAAATCGATGTCGTTTAAGTTTTTGAACCTGTAAAAGTCTTTTTTGATCGAGTCGAAGGGCCAGTATTCCTCCTCCATCTGGAACCTTTTCTGGAATTTGGTGATGGCGTTGTATTCCTGCATCCCAAACGAGATGTATGTCGATACCACCGACCTCATCAGCCATTTTGCGTTGCGTTCGAAATACTTGCCAAACGCGATGATGTCCGTTTTGCTCATTTCCCAACCGCTCCGGAAGAAGTCGCGCTCCGATATCACAATCTCAAGTTTTACAGAATGTTTTTGCAGTTCTTCCGAATATTGGTAGTCCAAATCGCTGCAAGGCTTTTTCAACATCCGCCGGAACATTTCGTTCTCGCGCGGATGGTTCCTGAAATCTGCCGGGCAACCGTAGTTGTTTTCGACAAACCGCTTAACATAGGGTTTTACGGGTACAAATACATTAAAATTCATATGTGGATTTTGGGTTATCAAACTGAAATCGACAACCCATTGGCGGTGGGAACAGTACAAATGTAAGAAAAATAATAGAAACGCAATAGAAAAACAATAGCCTCCAGTGGCGAGGCTATTGGGAAATTCACTCAAGGAATTCGATTAAAGGTACTTCAAAGTATAATGCAAGTTATTGCATTTCGGTGAGATTTGGAACGGATTTACCTTTATACAGTTGGACCCATCTTTTTTGTTTTATACCAACTGTATTATAAAATTCTTTAGTTGGTTTAAAAATATATATTCCTTTTGCCTGCTTTTTAATGATTCTTTCAATTGCTGTCATGTTATTGTTTCTTTTTAATTTATCGAAATTTAAAAGTTAATATATGAATTTAATTACTTCGTAACCCCCGCAACATTCTGCAACCGATATACTTTGCAGGGATACGTTTCTGTTTTTTCTGCGGCCATAAAATCAGCCCCACATTCAAAAACATTCCCGTTTTTATCGACCCAAATCCATTGTTCGCAACCCCTCGTTTTCTTTGGAAGGATGCTTGGTACCCATTTTACCCAGTCCTGTTTGCTTTCCAGTTCAAAAAGCAATTCTCCATTTACTGTAATTTGTTCCATTTCATTCAATTTTAGTGTTCATTTTGATGCGGGATCTGAATTCGATCACCGCCAACATTAAAACTTCTGTGATATTCATATTCTTCTCCGTAACGATTCCTTTTTTTTAGAGTCGCTTTGTAAAGTGTTACACCATAACTTATATGTTCAAAAATTTCGCCTGTCATTGCGATTTTTTGTAATGAAATATTTGCTGAATGTATTTTAGCTGGTTCAAATTCTTTTTTCTTTGAACGTGGGTCAATTACAAGGCAATCTGAGCCTATTAATTGTTTTAAATTGTTTGTATCCATTTTGAAATTAATTTATTAATATATTTAATTATTATTCAGTCAAACTGCAATGTGGGTTTTATGTCATTTCAATCGCTATACTGTTCAACAGCTCCTGCATACGCCAGGCTTTTTGCTTCCAATTTTCGGCCTTTTGTAGCGAATCGCCACTGCCATAGCCATTGTTAATGCAAGCCTTGGCATTTTTGTCACAGCGTTTTATAGCCGGGCGGAATACCTCCTCCATCATCATATAGTCCTCTTCGCACAGTTGAACGCTTGCCCAGCGGGTCATCTTCTTTTGTTCTTCGTCACTCATCAGAGAGCAATGGCCCCCGCCTTCGCCCCTTTCAAATTTTGAAATTTCCATAATCCTTAATTTAAATTCTAATTATCCTCCTTAATTTCCAAATACCCCCTATAATCCTCCATCAACCCGTCCACATCGCTATCCGGATCTATCCCGAACAGGTAGCCCTCGCTGGTAAAAAGGTCGGCACCCGCCAAACCGGTTTCTTTCACAAACCCAATCGCTTCGGCAATTGCCAGGTCGATGGGAACACCTTCTTTTGCCTCAAGTTCAATCGCCTGGTTTGGCGCAATCTTAATGTAGTCCATAATTATAAACTGTTCAGTTTTTTCTTAATATCTGCCCATTCCTTAACCTCTTCGCCCAGTTCAGTATTAAAGGGCAATCCCTTCAAGTTCTCAATTACCATCCTAATCGCGTAAAGTCCGCACGATTTAGCCCCCAACTTTCTCAGGCTCGGCACCGCATTGGTGGGCTGGTGCTTCATCATCTCGTCAAAAATCTGTTGTGCAATTTCACTGTTTGTCATTTGTCGTAGTATTATCGTTATCGCATATCTCACATTCGTAGTAACCAACCTCGTTCAAGGTTTTTGGTGCTTTGCACTTGCGGCACTTGGGCAGTTCGCTCTCCACCACTTCGTCAAGTAGCGAAACAATATGCCTGGCATCAATCATGCTTACTTCTCCCAGCTTTGCTGCTTTAAGGATTTGTTGTTTCGTGTAGGTGTTCATATTTAATTGTTTATACTCATTTTTATAAAATACCTAAACCCCTTTTCAACTGCCGCTTTGGCCTCCTCAAGCGTGTCGAAGATCGTTTTCTCCTTTGTTGGGAAATAGTACGTTACATGGAATTTCCCTGTATCCGCTTCTTTTACGATCAACTTTTTTACCCAGGCAATCTGGAAATGAGCGATCTTTGGCTTTGTAAATGTTTTTAAAGCGTTGCCACAAAAGGCGATCCTTGCCCAACGGCCTCGGCTGTCTGGCTCCATGGTATGCGAATACACGTTATCCCAGGTCACCCTTGCTTCAACTGTAATCTTAATCTTTGCCATCGCTATCGGTTTTTAATTCTATCATTATTAATTCCTTCATTCTTAATTGCAAAGCTTCGTACTTCAATATCTCCTGCCTCCTGAATTCCATCCGGTTCGTCACCTTTTCCTCGGTCTCCAGGTCAACGTTCCGCGCATCGTTGTTCCAACTCTGTTGCAGCTTCTTGATCCGTGCCCTGATCCCCGATTCCAGCATCGTCAATTCCTCTGCGGTAAATTCCGACCGGACACTGAGCGGAGTCGAAGTGTCGTACAGCTCGTCAATAACCAGGTGAAGCTGCTGCCGTGATGCTTCGATCAGGATCATCGCTTCGGTCTTGATGCCAGCCTTTACAAAATCGCGCCTCCACTCCCTCGATCCCGATTCGATGTTGTAAACGATCTTCCCAACCAACCGGTGGTACTCCTCCTTTGTCTTTTTTCCCATCTTGTTTTTGTCCATTTTATTCGACTATTAAATTATTTAGTTCTAAAATTCTATTATTTTGCCAAATTCCGCAATTTTCTACATTCCATAGGCATTTTACTTACTTCGCTTACTTCGCTTACTTCGGATAACATAATATTATTTTATTCTTTTCTTTATCAATTGTTTAACCCCATTTTTCACCGAAGTAAGGCCGTTGTAAAACCGAGAAAATCGAAGCCAAGCGAAGTAAGGCGAAGCCAAGCGAAGTAAAGCGAAGTAAAGCGAAGTAAGTGTTTTCACGGTATTTTTTGATATTAAATATTTGATTATTATACTATTATCTATTAAAAAATCATTAAAAAACTACCGAAGTAAGCGAAGCAAGAAAATGTAGCCTTGCTATAAAAAATTTGATATTCGCGCGGCCGGTTTTTACCATTTCTTCCTATCTGTTTTATATAGGGGGGTGCGGGGGGATTTTCAAAATGGAAGATCGGTTGCCTTGTCCGAAGATGGAAAATTTATTACTCCCCCCTGCGCTCCGCTTGTGGGCCCCGCTGCTGCGTCGTGATCGTTGAACGATGCTGGGTCACTGAGCGAAGCCGATGTGCCTAGCATCAACCCTGTCTTTTCGGCAAGGAAAATCAATGCCGTTGTGCTGGTGCGCTTCTTCTCGCCGCTTTCCGAAACCTCCTGTGCCCCGGTTTTGGGGTCGATCTTTTTGAACGACTCCTTTTTTGTTTCGGCCACAAATGCTGCCGAGTTGCGCAGGTAGTATTCGATTGTCGATTCCGGCAACGGCTTGTCGCCTTCCCTCAGGCATTGAGCCTTGTACAGCGAGAATACCCTGTTGGTGGTGAGGTATAGCAGCTGTGTCGATGCTGCGAATTTGATTTCCTGCTTTCCCCATGCCCCATTTTCGTAAAACCTGCGGGTAATGGCCTCGGCGTACATTGTTTTGTAGTCGCCATCCTCGTACAGTATATTCGAACTTACCAGGTACTGCACCACCTTCCAGAAGTTCCCAAGGTCGTCGTTCTTTTTTGTCTCCTTGTTCTGCTTCACCATCAGGTTAACCGCAAGCTTTATCGTCTCGTGTTCGTCCCAGGGGAGTTCCAACTGTTCGTTAAGTGTCGAATAGGCAGCCAACGGGATCAGCCAATTGTTGAAGATCCTGTCCTCTACCACATCGGTCTTCAGGAACCCTCGCATTTTCTCGTCAACAACCTTCACCCGGTTGGGATAATTGTCGGCAAAAATGGGGCGCAACCTCAATAACTGGTGGGTAATGTGGGTAAGCCCGCGTTTTTCGGTTTCCTTCAGGGCGAAGAACTCAATGCGCTCCTGGTCGGTGAACTCGATCTGCGTGAAGCTGAGGAACACGAACCTCGAAAACAGCGCGATATCGGCGGTCGCCATCTGTTGCCCGGTAAGGATGATCGCTTGATCGACCGATGTTGTTTCCTTCTTCTTGTCTTTGTCCATGTTCATGCGCGTACGCCCAACACCGTCCCACATCCCCTTAAGGAACTCGCGCTTCTCCATTTCTATGTCGTTGCGGTATTCATCGATGTGGGCTATTGCATTGCAACTGGTTGCCACATGTTCGCCCAGTGCGGCCTTCGATGTGTTGTGCACATTTGGAGCTTTGGCCAGCCTTCCAAAAAAGTGCATGATACTTTCGGCACAGGCGGTCTTTCCGGCTCCTTTGGGGCCAAACATGTTCAGGATCGGGAAAATGCCAAACCGTTTCACGATAATATCCCTGAACAGCGACGCAAAATAGAAGCTCAAGGCAATTTTGGCATTGTCGCCAAACACCCGCACAAACTTGTTGGCATACTCTTTCAGCGTTACGTTCCCCTCAATGTGGATGAACTTGCGCTCGAACTGGTAAAGGTTCTCCTCCTTGTCGTAGATGCTCGAGAATGCCGGTATGTAATAGCTCCGCTTGCCGTGCTTTACGATGCCATACGAATCGACCGGAACAAAGTCGGTGGTAAATATCCCGTTCCCCCAGCACCAAAACCCCTCCTTTTGCCATCCAAGCTGCTGTATCTCCTTGCAACTTTCGGTCTTGGCATACAGCCAACGTTTCAACCGGTTAAGGTCGGCCTGTGTACCGTCGAACCAGAAGTTCCCAAGGCTCTCAACATGGATCTGGAACGCCGTTAGCGACACAAGGTCTTTTTGTGGGATCTCTACCACCCTGGTCATGCCGGTGATGTTCTTTACCTCGTACAACCGTTTCGCGTTGATGGTGCTTTCGATGTGGAACAGCGGAGTAAGCACAAAATTCGAGCGTTGGTGCGGGATCCCTTTCGTATCGTTGAAGTAGTAGCAGTTGTGGTCTTCGTAGAAACCGCGTTCGTTCAGTTCGTCGGCGGTTATCCCTTCGGGGATGTACCGCCGTTTTTCGACTGGGGCTTTTTCGGCCACCATCGCCCTCACCTGGTCCTGCCATGCTTTTTTTGGTTTGATGAGTGCCGATACCGCTTCCATATACACCTCGTGAAGCGAGCTGTCGTCGTACCGGCAAATCAGCGAAGCAACTTCTTTAATGAATTCGCTCTTGTATGCCGGGTTCTGGCACCGCTTTTCGCCCTGTTTGCACTTGTATATAATGTAATCGGTCTGGGCGGTATCCTTGAACTCCTCGAACTTTGCGAGCGAAGTGAACAACGAGTCGGGGTCTTCGCCTTCGGGCAATATCATAACCATTACGTTGCACTGTTCCTTAACGAGCAGCTCCCCGTTGCGGTCTATCGCCTTATGCCCAGCCTCGTCTCCATCGTAGATCAAGGTCACGTTGTTGGTGTAGGTTTTCAGCAACCTTATCTGCTCTACTGTGAGGGCCGTTCCGCAGGGCGCAACCGAATTCCCGACCCCGATGTCGTGCAACCGCTTGATGTCGAAGTTCCCTTCAACAAGGTATGCTCGACCCTCTTTGCGGATTGCCGACCGGGCAACGTTAAGGGCGTACAGCTCGTTCCCTTTGTGGAACACTTCGGTGTCGAGCGAGTTCATGTACTTCGCCACCCCTTTTTTGTCGGTCAATGCCCTGCCCGTAAAGCCAACAACTTTTCCGGTTTTATCGCAAATGGGGAACATGATGCGGTCCCTGAAAAAATCGTACATCTGCCCGCCCTCATTGGTATCTATCAATCCGGCTTCCTTCAATAGCGCAAGGTTGAGCCCCTCTTTGGTCGCCCATTTCAGCAGGGCATTGTTGGCAGGTGCATACCCGAGCATGAACGGATCTGTAACGTCGATCTCGAACTTACGGGCTTTTATATAGGCCGATGCTTCGGTGCTTTCGGCAAGGCATTCCTGGTAGTGTGCTGCGACCCTTCGGCAAAGCAGCCTTATCGCCTCTTTGTGCTGGTAATCGGCATTGTCGAAGTCCTTTTTATCGGTAGCATAATCAACCTGTAGGTTCAATTTCCTAGCCCCAAGCTTCACCGCGTCCATAAATTCGAGCTTGTCGTGCTCCATAATAAAGGCGATTGCGTCGCCACCTTTGCCGCACCCGAAGCATTTATAAATGCCCTTGGCTTCCGATACCTTGAAAGAAGCTGTCTTTTCGTTATGGAACGGGCAGCACCCCTCGTGGGTACGGCCATGCTGTTTTAACTCGACAAAGTGGCTAACCACTTCAACGATACTATCGTTGATCCGGTCTATCGCTTCTTTAACTTGCATCGTTTTCTGTTTTTTTTCTTAAACGGTTTCTCTTATCAGGATGATCCTGAACCAAGGATCTTCGTATCCTGGATCGCTTTGCAGCAAGGCTGTCCGCAAAAGCTTAGGCTCTACGCCCCAATACCCGAACAGGAACCCGCGTGGCGGATCTTCCCAATCGAATACCCAACGGTGTTCGCTCACGATCCCGGTTGTCGATTGGTTCGTTTTCGGGTTCTTGCAAATAACCTGCTGCCCTGGCTTCAACACAATACCGGGTACCGGTTGGATGATTGGGAAATAAGCCGACTTTGGCCGTCCCTGGTTGATCATGATCACCTCTTCTGTTAATGGTTCGGTTGTCATAATATAAAATTATTTTAGTTCCTGTTCGATGGTCGTGGTAAAAGTTTGTCAAACTTCGCAAGTGCCTCTTTCATTTCTGGCAACCATAGATAAAGGCTATCAACCGAACCAGATACATTCAGCAATGTGTCGAACGTATCCACACACTCCTTCATCTCTGCCAATGCTTTTTTGATTTCATCATTCATAATACATCGGGTTGATTATTTGTACCCCATAGCTGTGTTTTTCTGCAAGCTCCTGTATATACCTGTCGCCCTGTGCCTTTTCAACATCCTCCTGCCTTACGTTAATGGTCTTTTGGGTAGTTTCCAGCGTCAGTCCGAAGCCATGGTCTTTCACCTTTTTGTTGCAGAAATATTTGCGGTCGTAGGTGTTCTTCATGTGGATGCGTTGCCCCTCGAACGGAAAGCCATGCACCCGCTTGAAAAACCTCATCATCAGGTTGCTGTTCTGGAATCCGTCTTTCCGGGCAATTGCTGTGAGCGATTTCTCGTCGAGCAGTTCCCCGTCAATCTTCACGGTATAGACTCCCCAAACAAGTTTCATCTCGATAAGCTCCACTTTGGTGCACCGAACCTCGCCAAGCTTCTCGCATTGCTTTGTCCGCAAGCCTGTAAAAAGTACCAGATTGTCGCCCTTCCGGAAGGGGCGTTTCCGCTCCTTCCGTATCGTGGTCGTTTTGGGCTTAACCCCCGTCCGCTTTGCGTAATCCGCATCCAGCATCGCCCTGATGCCCGCCACAAATTCTGGTTTAAAGTTGATCGATGGCATGGTTAGAATGGTAAATCGTCTTTCTCATCGTCCATTTTCTCAACTTCGGCAACCGTATTTGTTTCAGGCACTTCGGTTTGTTTTGCCTCCATAGGCTTCATGTTCCCCAAAATTGGAATAGCTCTTCGTTGGTCCTCTGTCATTGCATCGTTTTCGGCTTTCAGAAAACTTGCCTTTACGATATGCGTATGGCCGAAATTCAGGTTGTCATTGCCAAACCCGCCCATGTTCAAAAAGATACCCGTCTCCTTTTCTACAAGGGTGCTGATCCCCTCAAGCGGTATCACGAGGCATCTTACCACGTTTGTTTTCCCTTTAATTTTCATCACGCTTGCAGCCCTAAGCTTTAGCATGTTCACACTGATCTGATAATTTGGATTGCTCATAATTTTAATAATATTAAATAAGGTTTATAAATAAATTTCTTTAGCTTTTGTATTCTCCAAACTCCCTTTCATGGCCATTATCAGCACTTTTGCCATTTCCGATGGCACAGCGTTACCAATCATTTTAGTTGCCGATTTTTTTGAGAACCCCTCGAAATAGTCTTTCGGGAATCCCATTATTGGGGCAAGTTCGGTGTGCGGGTCCAGGAACCTCATTTTAATGTCGAAATCAAATATTCCGTTCTCCGGTTTCCTTTCTCTATTTTCAACCGTTATCAATGCCTTATTATTGGTTCCCGTAAGGACCGAGTTCAATGGCCGTTCAATCGATTGGTTTTGGCTCTCCGGATGTCCACCAGAATTGAAGTACGCCGATATGAATTGCATTTTTTGTTCAACAGTTATCGATCCCAGCGGGCTTTCGATGCTTTGGTTGTTTAATTCTGGATGCCCTTTGCTGTTGTATTGTTTGCTCACAAACTGCGCTTCAATGGTAATTAATCCATTGTGATCTATGGTGGTTATAGTCGGCAAAGGGCTGTCGATATCCGAAGCATGGTTCCCTTTATAGTGCTGAACCAACAAATTGGCTGTAACCAATCTTTTCGAGTTTGCACATGTAATTGTAGTGCTGGGTTTATCTAATGGCTGGGCAGTGTCCAACCTGCCATAGCTATCGTCAAGAAATTGCGCCTGTATCGAAACCAATTGCTTTGTTTCCCTAGTCAATTGTGGGTTCATCAGCTCGTCAAGGTGGTTATAGTTGTCGGTATGGCAATTGTCCGTAATAAACTGCATTTTTTCCATCGTTATCAATACCTTCGCTTCCACAGTACTGATCGTCGAAATAGGTTTTTCTATCGACTGGCAATTATGCCCGCTTCCATGGTAGGTCATCAGCATGTACATTTCAGGGGCAAACTTCTTTATCCCACCAACAATACGTTTAACGGTATTTTCGCACAATGGGTGCCGGTGCTGTTTTGGTAACTGTTCGTTCGTTTCCCTTCCAAAAATTGAAGTGCCCTCGTTCGCAAGGTTCAGGAACTCCCTGCATGCCCGCCATTTCTTCAATCCCTTTATCCCTTTTTCGTTGTGCGATTGTTCAGGCCACTCAATTTTTATCCCTTCTACCGCGAAAATCCCAAAATACCTTATCCTCCTGGTAGGGCAGTTGTAATCTGCCGCATTGAGGAACCGGTGTTCGTAGTTGGCATATCCCAACGCTTTAATGGCTTCGATCCATTTTACAAATTCTTCTCCCTCTCTTTCCTTTATAGGTTTGCCATCCGCGGCAACCGGGCTCCATTTTACAAATTCAGGAACGTTTTCGATATGGATCACCGATGGGGCGCAGTGCTTTATATACCGCAGTATCTCCCATCCAAGGGTGTAACTCCCAATCTCCTTGTCTGCCCCGCCTTTTGCCTTGCTATGCTGTGTGCATTCCGTCGATGCCCAAAGGATATCGACCGGTTCAAGTTCCGAAACATCCTGGGTCCTGATGTCGGCCTGATAATGTACCGTTTCAGGGTGGTTTTTGGCGTGGCACTCTATGGCCGTTTTCGAATGGTTCAAAGCCCATTTCACTTTAACGCCTGGGATACTGATCGCCCCGGTTGTCACCCCTCCGCCACCGGCAAAAAGGTCGGCAAAAGTGATATCTTGTTTATTTATAAGTCTGTGCATTTCTTGTTGGTTATAATTCAAAAAGCAATATTTTCTCGTTTGTCCAGCACTCCATTAAGTACCGGTCAAATTCCTTCCTGTCCTGGCACCCTTTATGGTAAGTCCAGTGAGCTACCCAAAGGTGCTTTTCCCAGAACTTCAAGGTTTCCCTGCGGTAGCCAATCAACCTAAACCCCCTCCGCAGGTACATCTTCAGCTCACCTTCGCCCGTTTGGAGCGTCGCCGGGATCATCGCAATTGGTAGTTGCTTCAGTTGTCTTATTGAGTATTTTCACAACATTCACCTTCTTATCCTCTTTTCTGCGGTCACTGAGCGGAGTCGAAGTGCCGCTTAAAATCCTCACAATCTCCTCCTCCGTCCCCTTCCTTTGCTCCGGGGTTTCGTCGTCGAGCGAAAACTTTTTCACATAATCATAAAACCCGAACAGAAAGAAAATGCATAAAACCATAACCCCAATAATCACATACGAAAAGATCCCCATTTCGGGCGTACCCGATTCAATTGCCAATAAAAAAAGTGTTTTCATAGTGAATTAATGTTTTATCATTTTTGCCAATAGAACTCCGCATAAGCCTCCGCACATGGCACCGGCAGAATAAACCAATTGGCTGGTAATCGTCCCGGTCGCAACCTTACGGACGTTGATGGTCCAGAGGAACGAGATCCCAAAACCGCAAACGGCTATACCCATCCAGATAAGGCGCGAAATGAAATAAACGTTGGCACTTACCAGGAATACCTGGGCGAAGCCAGCGGCGAAAATTTTTGATAGGTCTTTCATTACCAGTTATAATTTTCGTTGAACGGGATTAGCTTTTCGCCTTTTTTCTGTAGGATGTCCTTATTGAGCTCTAGGGCGTTTCCAAGGTCAACCTTCACATCGATCAGCCTATCCTCTCGCCACTGTTCGCACACTACCACTTGGTGGGCATCGGTAATGTCCTGCAAACGTTTTTCGATCAACCTTTCCCATTTTTTGGACTGGTGCCTGCTCAGGTCTATGATCTTTTCCTCGGGCATGTTAAGGGTAACGAACTTCAAAAGCTCTTTGTACTCGGTCGATTCGTAATCGCCAATAACTGCAACCTTCATAGTCTTGATTGTTAAAATAATATTGAAAAAACGAAACAAATTAAAAGGAGAGTAAGTGTGGCGCACAAAGCCCTCGCCATTTCGATCTCCGGCTGGTTTGGCCTTATCATGTCGCACTCCCTGAACCGTGCGTTGTTCATCCAGCACTCGCCAAACTGGTTCCATGTAACGAGTTCCGATTTTTCACCGGTTTTCCAAACCCGTCCAATTGTGCGCGTAGGGAGTCCTTCCTTTTTATCGTCAAAAAACATGTGCACTTTTTGATAATTAAAATTACCGTTCCTGATCTTGCTATTTTCCATCTCTGCAGTCGAATAGCGTGGGTTGAAAAATTCTTTGGGTGTCATGGTATTTTGATTAGGAATGTACAAGTACTTCGGCATCCGTAACTCCAAAAACCCAATTCGCATACTTGTTGCTCAGTACCTGGTCAACAGCTTGGTCGATGGTTTCTATTATTGCACTTACAGTAGGTCTCTCATAATTCTCAACTAAATCGAACCGGTTGTACTGCAACAAAGCATTTTTAATCAGTTGCGATTCCTTTAGCGAGATGCCCTCAAGGGTAATTTCTAATTTTTTTGTTGTGAAATTCATAATGCTATGTTGTTTTTGGTTGTATTTTCAGCCTGTTCTTTGAGTAGTTTTTCAGCATTTTTTTCGAGCGATTTTATTACGGCATCATAAAACACCTTTGGATTTGATCCCTCTATGGATTCGCCAGTGCAGTATGTTCTATACCTTACATATGACTGATTATAAACACTGATTTCAATGGAGTAGGAGGATTTCATTAGTCCTTTATCTTCAATCTTCAAGGCGATACTCCTCCATAAATCTTGTATTGTAGAAGGGGTTGACTTTTCCTCTTTTTCCAACATCGAGTAAAGCATATGGTAGCCTTGCCCTTCAGTTGTGTCGCCAAACTCTTTTGCAAGCGACTTGCACAAATTTTTGATTTTGAATAGATTGCTCATTTTCCTTTTTTTGAGTGGTTAATAATTTTGACTTTTCCGGCCTCCGGGGCAGCGTTTGCTAACCACGCTGCCCCTTTGTACCGTATCCCCACCGCCGCAGGGATGTTTTGCTAAAACATGGAACATTAAAAGAACGCGGGCCTTACCCAGCCAGTTGGGCAATATCGTCAAGCCTTTTTGGCCATTTCCTGAAGTATTTTCTTGAATTTTTTGAGGGCTTTCCTCCCTGTAGGTTGGTTGAGCACAAGTATGTACCCGTCGCCTTCATGTTCGAGCATAATCGAGTACCTATTTTCTCTGAAAAGTTCCCCCTGGCGTTCCTCAATTTGTGTTTTTAAATCTTGGGGACCATATGTCAGGTACTTGCTAGCGTTGTCGAACATTATACCTGCCTCTGTCGCAAATTTCGATTTTTTCATTTTCTGTTCGTATTAAATCCAATAATCGTGTCCTGCTCTTCCCCTGCGGTCCAGTTGCCGCAGGGGTGTTGTTGCCGATATTCTTCCGCTTAGCTTTTGGTTGGGCCTGATACGACCGGAAGCAGTCAAATGCTTGTTAAAAAAACCAGTGGGGAGGGCAGGAATCGAACCTGCGTTCATGCCTGAACCTGGTAGAGCGGGAAACCTAAAACACGGTATTTGGTTCCCCTATCGCACTACTTGCCGCTGCTTCGTGCTATCTCCCATAGCGTCTGCCAACTGCGCCACCTCCCCAAATTTGCCTGTCTTTCCAGGCTGTCATAAGCATTTTGCCGTTTAGCGAACTTTACTCCCGTCTGTCATGTCATATCGCTATCCTTTCCATGATGTCACAGGTCAAATAACTTTTCCTGTCAGTGTCGCATAAGCCATTACCTAAGTTTACATGTGGACCGAAGTCCTTCTTTTAGTGGGTTGAGCCTGGTACGGGAATCGGACCCGCTACCTTACACCAATCAGGGGAAACAACCCTGCGGCGGCTGCTCTGCCATTGAGCTAACCAGGCGGTTTTGCTTTAATCCGTTCAGGCCCTGCATGGAAAAACTTTGTGCTGCACCCGCAGCAATTCTTAGCTTTCTTACTGCTCCCACATTTGCAAGGTGAGTTCCTTCCAACCTTTATCGACACGATTGCAGATCCGTTGCCCGCTATCATAGTGGCCATACGCCTTGTTTTATTTGCCATGGTGTGTGAATTGATAATGTTTATGCCCAAGTTCTTGCCCAATCCTGCCTTCCAGTTGCTGTTTTAAGTTCCGTTTCCGGTTTAGCAACGATTTCGATTTCATCAAAACCAACAAATCGTCTATCAGTGTAAGTTCAGCCAACATATCCATATTTGTTTTAATGTCTTCAGAAGTTTTAAGAACCTTTACCCATGTGGGTAATTCCCTTATTGATATCTGGTTAAAAGCCATAACGTTTGTTTTTTGGATACCTGTTTTTATAATGCCTTGGGTATTTCACAACGTGTTTTGGGATATGCCTCTGCACATGTTTGTTTGGCCCCGGGTTGAACCTTGCCCCGTGGTACTGTATCCGGCACGATGCAAAAATGAAAAGGGTGATGATCAGTAAGTATTTCATAGTATAAATAGGTTAAATAACTCCGTTCCTTTGTCCCCAAAGTGCAACTTCCACCTTGTTGTTTAGGTGCAGTTTCTCATGTATCCTTTCCATGTAAGTATGCAAGGTCGGCAGTGCAATGTCCAACAGGTTGCAAATTTCTTTGTCCTGTAGCCCTTCCGCAATCAGCCTTGTAATATGGTATTCCCTTTTCGTCAACCCTTCAGGTATCAGGCACACCGTCCCATAGCCAACGCAGTTTCCTATCTTTTGGCAATTCGGTGCGTCTGGGTGGGTTGTTTCCCCGTTTAGGTCGGCAGTTTGGTTAAGGCTTCCAAACCTGCAACCAACAAATTTCAGTTCCTGCGCCTCTTTGTCTGGGCATCCCATCCTGGTAAGCAAATCAACGATACCTTTCCCATGCTCCATTTCCGTGCGGAAAATAGCTCTGGTCCCGTCTGGTAAGTCGGCATAGTTATATTTCCGGCCATCAACCAGAACTCTTACGTCGCCACCATAGCGGTAAATATTGAATCCAGTTTCAATGCCAGCAGGTATCATGTCGTTATAAATTATTGATTTCCATTTGCAATCTGGATAATTCTTCCTTATGCTGCTTCGCTAAATCAATTGCAGCTCGAATCACTTTAAGATTCTGTCTTTCTCCAGCTAAAACTTTATCGATTGTCACAACACTAAGTTCTGTTGCAGTTGATAAAGATTCCCTGTATCCCACCGGCAGATTTTCCTTTATCTTATCTAATTCTTCTTTTGTCATTATTTTAAAGTATTGTCTAAGTATTTTAATTGTATTATTATTGTATTGAAATAGTATTGCAATTATAATACATAAATGTATTATAAACAATACACATATGTATTATTTTTTAATTTATAACGATTATAAAATAATGAATGGAAATGGTATAAATCAACGATTTATAAAATTCGTTGAAATAAATAAACTGAAAAAAAAAGATATTGCTGCTCTTTTAGGGGTTTCAGATACTCGTTTTAAGCAATGGGAAGATAATGATCGGAAACTTTCTGCCGATTTGATACAAATTATTTGTACGCAATTTCCGGCATTAAATGTACGTTGGCTTATAACCGGAGAAGGCGAAATGATGGGATCGGAAGTCGCTGACTGGATTGCTCAGGATCAGCCGCAGCCAGGTTCAAAAGGGTGTGCAGCATGTGAGGCAAAGGACCTGCATATCCGTGATCTTCAAAATCAGGTTACGTTGTTGAACTCTATATTATATAGTGAGCATCAAAAAAATGGGGCAGCCAGCTGAGAATTGTGCATAAGCGAGAATTTTGAACCTAAGTCCAATAACCACCCAAACATAAAAAAATATTGATATAACAATATGTAAAAACATTATTGTGCCATAACACGATATTTTTCAGCAATTGCTGTAAAAAAGTTCTTTAAAAAAATTGTAAATAACTGATTAATAGGCTGGTATAATAATAATAGTAAGCTGCGGTGAGGCTAC